AGCCCAAGTATCGCCAATCGAACCGCCCGCAGTGGCAGTAAGACCGGGGCTGCCTTGCTCGATCGCCACCCCTGCGGTTTGGTTCCAAATTCTCCCCCCAAACCCCAAACATCCGCACCCTTGCCAATTGTAGGAAATGATGTAAGTTCCGGCTGGTAATGTGAATCTACTAGCCGAGACAATAGCCAGAAAATTATCATCATTACTGGCTACTGTAAAAGGCATGGCAACCCATACATCAGCAGTGGGGTAGTTGCCTGCATTTGTACCCGCAGGCTGCTTAAATTCAAGATTAGCCACCTGTGGGATAAATGCACCAAGTGCGGGCGTATCTTGGAATTGAATATTGTTACCCGGCGTACTGGCAATCACTTTATTTGCTGGAAATGGTGCGGTTGTAGCCAGCGCTGCAATTTCAGTTAAATTTGCGTTTTTCCGCTGCACATTTACATCCAATTGCCTTGCGTTTGAGGCTGTTGTAACTGTTGCCGTCTGCGCTTCTAAATCGTTAGTTTTTGTAACCAGCGCATTGATTGAAGGAGTTAGATTATTTAGCCTAGTTAGTAATAGTTGGTTGGAGTTTGTCAGCGTAGTTAGCCCTGCATTGATAGCTGTTAGCTGTGGCGTGATGCTCCCACCGCCCAAACTGGCTAGCTGTTGGTTAAGTAAGGCTGTGCGTTGGATTAAAATTTGGTTAGCATTATCTTCTAATTTCAGCCTATTAATTAGCGCTTGCAACTGCGGGTTAAACGAACCGAGCGCGTCGTTGTTATTCGAGTTTAGGAGTTCGGGTACGGGTGTTAGTTCGGCTATTGGTGCTAGCGCCGTGGTTGCATCTAACCAGGGAATCGGTGCATCTTCTACACCGGGCAATCCCTCTAGAATTGTACTGCCATCTAGCAGCCTCGATCCATCTAATAAAATTGCATTAATATATCGAATTGATATCAACTTCCTACTAGGAGGTTTCAGCATATTTATAATAGCTTCCACCTCTGAATAGCGAAAGGGCTGCTGCATTAATACCTCAAATTCTCCCCACTTTTTTATCGTGTCAATTGTGGGGTTTTCGCTGAATGTTGTGCCTGGGTAGCCAAAGATTTCTAAAGTGCGCTTGATTGAATACGGACTACCTGATATCAGCGCAATTTGACTGGCTTCTGCTAGTAATTGGCGCTGAGATGCGATCGGCAATCTGGCCGCCTGACCTGCAATCTGACCCAGCCCAAATTGAGCCAATTTGTAAGGGATGAGTGACGGGGGGATGGTGGCGGTGTCCAACTGATCGGCTTCGCAGCACATCCAGTACAGAATTTTCACAAAATGCTCACCGCGTGTATCTCTGATTGAGGCGGGTAGGAGATTCAGGGCGTTGGTGAGGGTGATGGGCATGGCTTAGTTGACAGTTGACGGTTGCACCCATGATACAATATAGAAATAGCCACAGCGGTATTCGACTACCCTGCGGCTTGGTTAACCTAGTGTAAGTAGGATCAACATGAATATTTTAGCAGATTTGCGTTACGTACAGGCAGACACGGACATAGCTTATGTCGATAGTCGGGTCTACTGTGCAGAAATTATTGAGGTAGATCATCACGACTGGATGAACAACGTCCTCAAAAAGTATTTAGCCATCATAGAGCAACATTTTGGAATAGTGCGTTTTAAAAACGCACTATCTGGAAAACGCGGGATGCCGGAAGTTTACGCATTGTTGACGGAAGATCAATCCAGTTTTTCTTTAACACTTTCGCGCAACACTGCAAAAACGATGCAGCGGAAAGCAGAGTTAATTGCAGAGTTTGCAGCAGCTAAAGCCTACCGTCGCACCCAACTCGAAGCGCAACTAGCAGCGCCCGCCTACACCGCCCCAACGTTCGACTACCCGGTTAGCCAACTTCGAGCGATCGCCAACTATTGCACTTTCAGCTACACCAAAGCAGCCATCCGTCGCGACTACGTTGAGGGCCTGCACTACGTGATGGTTGGTTCCGAGATGATGCTCAGCGAGATTTGCTTTGGACTGGCAGTGAATGCTAGCCGATCGCGCAAGGGTGTCGATCTGGAAAATTGCCCAGATATCCAAATTTCGATCCGAGATGCGATCGCGCACCACAACGCGAAAGCCGCAAACAAACAGAACGCGCGGTTAACCAGGCAATGCCCTGGACAATTGAGTTTGGCACTTGGTTAAAAGTTTAAGCCTTATCCTGTTGATATGGGATAAGGCTTGTAGTAGGATAAAAGAAACAACCACCAAAGGAACAAAATCATGACCAAGTATGTAGCCATCGTAAATAAAGCAGGTGCAAAAGAAGTAATTGTTGCTGCTGAATCTGCCAAAGAAGCCACGGAAAAAGTAGCAAAAGCTTGGGGGCGGGACGCAATTCTGGGTAAGCCGGAACTGCCTCGACCGGGACAAATTGAATCGATTTTAGAAAACGATCAATACTAAAGCCGTCCCGCAACCGACAATACCGTCGCAGAGCAAAACCCATAACTCTGCGGCGGTATTATTATGTTGGTCGTTGGTAGTGTCACCAACACGTCCCTAATTTCAGAAAAATTCCTGAGTAAATCGATAATATCACTCCTTACAATGTCCGCCCCTAATGTGTTCTGCTTGCCGTCTGTATACGTTTTTAAAGCTGCTGTTGCCAATGCAATAGTAGTTTGTTCGCTAGCAGTAATAGACAGTGTTAATTGAGCATTTATTTGATAGTTTTGCGCGGTTGCTGGTTGCACGGTTATTGTGTCGCAAACCATGCGGTTGCTGTCAGCTTGCATGGTGCTTTGTACTAGCGCTAACAACTCTGTAGAAGGCTGCCCAAACTTGGCTAGCAGATGAATTGTGAGATTGTTGCCGCTGGGGTTGGTGATGCCGGCATCTACAATGTCTGCTGATATCAGCAGCACGCGGTCGCGGTAAGCTTGTGCGCTGCCGCCGATTGTGCCGGGTTTGGCGGTAGTTGCGATCGCCTTTCTGGCATTCAGGAAGAAGCCGACTAAGTAAGTCAGCACCTTGAGGTACAAGCGCTCTAACTGGCTAGGCAAACTGGGTTTGTCTGTGAGGTATTCCCAGATTGCAATAGTTTCGTTTTCTAGTTTTTGTAAATCTTGTTGTAGTGTCATTATTTTTTTAGTTTTTGGTTTTGAAGTTTCAGCCATTCATCCAATTTAGCCCCGCTATACATTTGGCTAAACTTTTTATCTACCGCTCTGTGCCAAGCATCATGTGCAGCTTGATCTGGCGGTTTTAGTATGTGTACTTCCTCATCTTGAAATGGGTTAATTTCCAATCGCATAATGATGTCTTTATAGTCTGCACTGAATATAAAAGCCTGATTAATACATTGTTGTTTGGCTTCCTCTGAGCCTAGCAGATTCCACACGCAGAGCGCACACCAGCGCTTTTCCCAGTCGGAATTAGCCAAGCGCGGCACTTCGATCTGAATCTCCCCAATCAACTCCTCATGCTCACCTGTCGCATCATCTGGCGGGCGGTGCTTGAGTTCGACTTGGAAGCGTCGCACTGGGATTTTGTCAAGCTTCATGGTAAAATAGCAATATTTTACGGGATGTTTCATTATGGATTATAAAGCAGCGTTAGCCAAAATTGCGGATCAAGCGGAAGTCGTCGAGGCTATCATGGCTCACGTCAGTAATTTAAATGCGGAGTCTATGAACCGCCGCCACGAACTTACTAAATCATTAGAATTAATTGAAGCCTTGAAAAAAATAGCTGGTGAAGAAGCGGACTTAATAAAGTTTGCATCCGAAACCAAGAAAAAAACCGAAAGCAGCGACGCAATTGTTGCCGATTTACAAACCAAATTAGACGCTGCATTAGTGACAGCAGCAACCGAGCAAAGGCAATACTTGCTCTTGAAAGCAGCGCAACTTTCTAAGGCTGATGAAAAGGCGTTGCACAAGCTATTAGAAGCTGTACCAACTGATAAAATAGCAGTAGATTCAGAGGTAAAAATTGAGGGCAAAACCCTCAAAGATTATGCAGTTGCACAGGGTGAATTCTGGGAAAGGGCGCTATTTCCGACAGCACCAAGCGAAGCTGTACCGACGGGCGGGGCGTTGCCGGAAACACCCGCTAATCCAACCTCTGTATACCTGAGTAATCAGGCATCAGCACTGGCTAAAACGTTAGGAATAAAGTAAAACCATGAGCAAAGATCCGCTGTACGATCGCATTGAAAAAATAGCCAGCAGAAGGCACATGATCGGCTCTCGTGCTAGTCGCATCTGCACCCGCGAAGCTCTGAGCAATCTGGCTGTCGATGCTTTTGAACTATTCAGCCGAACCTACGATGACAACTTGCCTTATCCGCAAGAGCTGATTTATTTACTAATAGAAATTAATCGAGCTATTGCTAATAAGAATTGGGAGCGATTGGAAGAATTGCAGGAGAAGATTGAGGCGAATATTGAATACCTGGAAAGTTGGAGCGCGTCGGTTAGCTTGGTTGAAGTGGTAGCCGAGGGTGGCGTGACCAAAGTTGGCGGCTCGTATATCGTGTAGTATAATTAAATACGCGATCGCATGGTAGTTCACACCAGTGCGATCGCTAACCAGCAAACCTACCTTTTCTAGGCTCATGGCTAAAAATATTGTAGCAAAAGATTTCGTGTTCACTTCCGATCGTACCCATGCAAAACTATCTAATCGTGGGACGGCACGACTACTCAAAGTAACGGAAAACTCAATCCGTAAAATATTGAAGAGTGCGCACCTGTTTACTGATTTAGAGCTTCAAGCCATTGAAATAGAAGGGTTTGAGGGTGCGCACCTGGTTAAACTTGTCAAGCATTTTGCAGTGTCCGCTCAAACCAAATCAGAGACCAAACTTCACTGTTGGGATCTGTTTGAGAAAATGGCGACGATGGGCGCTCAACTTTTTATCGACAGCCTTGCCGGAGTCAGCCCCACACAGAAACAGTTGCCGTGTCGCATCCTAGACCAACCAACACCGTGGGAACAGTTGTATGAGGTTGAATTCTGCGATCGCGTTTTCAAGTGGTTTGGCGCTCAATTCTACTGGGAGTTTGCCTATTGCTTTCTCAACCCACTGGAAATCTGTCGCCTGAATGAACTAAACCCGCCCAACAAAGGCGATCGCAAATACCGCATCCATCAGTATTTAGAACCCGACACCCGCAAGCGCCTAGAACCGCACGTATTGCAACTGATAGCCATCTGTAACGCATCTGAGGACAAGCAGCAGTTCCTCACTGGCTATCAACGCCATTTCAACAAAAATAGCCAGTTGAAACTCAATTTCTAACCCACATTACAATTTGTAACAATATCCCCGCAGTTTGACGACTGCGGGGTTCTTGTGTATGCTAGGGGAGTCTGTGCGGGTCAGTGACCGGGACACAGAACAAAGCCAGCTAGCGACTGGAATGGCGAGATGCCACAAGGATCGGGCGAGATGCCCAAGTACAACACATAATCCTTTGAGGCTATGGCCAAAATCACGGCGACAACAACGCCGACATTTCTTCCAGACTTTTTAGCGGAACCAATAGGCTCAGGCACGGATCACCTAATCCCTGCGGGCTTGCCTGTCGATGTTGCCAGCGTGACCGCAGTTGGTGGCATCAAGTCGATCGTCGCCGGCGCGATCGTAAACAGGCTTTGGGCTAACCAGCAAGGTGTAGGTGCTCTGGGTAAATTCAAATTGTGGGATGGCACCGGCACACCTGATGCTCTGGAGGAATTCTACATAGTGCCGTTCGCAGTGACTGATTTGGAGGGAGTGCGATCGGATATACCACCACTGCCGACCGGAGAGGCTGCGTGCAACGCTCTGCGCTGGGGAACTCTGATTTATGAGGATAGGTTGCCAGCCTACTATCAGGCGCTGTCGGCGGCGCTTAAGGGTACGATCCGAGGCAAATATCAGATGATTGTGGCTAGGAAGGTGGCACTATGAATGTCACTTCAGTTAGCCAGCTAATCAGTTGGATGAACGATACCGGGCAATTTTCAGCTTTGGCTAATTCCCCTCTGTCGCAATTTGGCACGCCCCAAGAGCGTTTATTGGGTGCAACAATCCTGCCGGAACAGCAGGAAATGGAGAATTCAGGAAAGGAATCAGGAATAGCCATCGATGGGGAGATAGGCAACAGCGGGGCTGACCTTTCACCCGCACAATTAAATAAAGCTTTTGGTGATTATTCCGGTGCTTGGACACTGGGAAAAATCGACGCGGCAACGCAATTAACTGGCGGTGATATCGAAAAAATAATCCAGTATTTGATGAGGCTCAGGCCATCAAATACACCAGTTGAAAGCAGCGCCGAAATCGTCACGCGGTGGTTCGATCGCGGGGTAATGGGTTCGCTTGCGAAAGTAATCGAACACCAACGATGGCAGGCAATTGTAGATGGAGTTGTGAAGCGACGCGGTGCTAATGGCTATGCTGAGGATGTGACCTATCCTTTTCCGCCAGGCCATCAGGTTACTGTTGCTAGTAGCGGCACTGTAGCTGCTCCTGCGGGTTGGTACGATCGCAATCCAGCGACGGCGGCTGATGCTTTGGAGGATCTTCTATCCGCACAGCAACGACTAGCAGACAAAGGGTATACGCTCAATCGCATTATTTCTAGAAAAGCGATGAGAACTGTATTCATGCGTAATGGGAAAGTGCGGCAAAGTGCTTTGCCAGATGGTGCTACCCGCGCAACTAGCCAAAGCGATATTGATGCAATGCTAGAAAGTTACGGGTTGCCACCGTGGGAAATCTACGATACAACTTTCCCTTATAGAAACCCCAACAATTCTAGTATCTTGACCCGTGTTTCTTACCTAGATCGCGCAACATTTGACCCTGTAGTTCTGCTAGCTTCTACTTCATTAGAAGCTCAGATTGACATGGGCAGAGACAATGGCATTTTGACACTTCCTAATACTTTGGGTTTTTACAAATTGGGCAGACCCGAAGGACAAACGCAGTACGGTAAAGTAGCCAAAGCGATTGTTTACGATGAAAAATACCCGCCATCGGTGTATGGTGAAGTGGTAGCAAAAGGACTGCCAGTTATCAATACGCAAGTGATGGAAGGTATTATCATTTTGAAGGTTCCTAAGCCAACTCCTTAATTATGAAAAAATACAAATTCATAGAATCTGTATCGATTGACGGAGTATTTTATTTAGCAGATAACGTTTACGAATTATCTGCTGAAACGGTTGCCAAGATTTCTAAAGAATCAATTGAGGAGGTAGTAGAGCCAAAAGCAACAAAATAGTCACCAAATTACGTTTTTTCGCACCCCTAAAGTGCAAGCTGGTAAATTAGATGCGTTGGGAGTTAGTGCCTGCACTAAGCCTACAAGCCGCAAGTATTCGTCACAAAAAGGGTTGTTTTTAGACCCGCCTGAATTGCTCAGGTACTTGACTCGATAACCAGCCTCGCGCACCTCGAATTCAGCCAAACCAGCAGAACCCAAAAACTCAGGATTGATCTTAGACAATTGGCAGGCGAGTAAATTCTCAATTGCCCTATCCTTAAATCCCTGCCAGCCAGCCCCTAACAATTCCCATTCGTAGCGATCGACTTCTGCCACGGCATCAGGCAAAAGCAAATCAAATTGAGGCTGAGTTAAATCAGCAAAGTTGATAAACTTAGTCTTGAACCCTAAAAAAGTAACTGCCATAATGACCTACCTCGACCGATTAATTCAAAGTACAAAAGCTTCTATCCCTGGTTACTTCAGACCAGAGATATTTAACCATAGCACGATGACTTTTAGAATCAACGGCCCGCAAAGTGGGACTGACAGTCGAGGCAATCCAATCTATCCGGTTACTGAATTACTTGTTAAAGCGGTTCTATACAAAAAACCGCGCATTAACAAAGTAATTCAGCGAATAGATAGGCTGTCAAGTTTTGATGTTTACGAAGGGAATGTGATCGAGCCTCTAGAATTTCCTTCTATTTTTCAGCAGGAAATATCTAAATCCGAAGGTGAAATTGTAGGCGATGCAGTGATTAATGGAGTAGCCGGCAAGGTGCGGTTAGTGTCAATCGGACGCGGGTATTTAGAGCCTTACAATCGCTTGATCGGTCGCGTGATTCAGGTTGAATTTATCGGAGACAAAATTAATGTCTAGAAAAATTACGGTTGACAATTCTGATCTAAAAAAGTGGACTGGCAAGATTACCAGCCGATTGCGTGATTTACGAGCGCCACTGCTAGCAGCCCGCAACCATATTGAAACCAAGTTAGAGCGCCAATTTGCCACGGGAACTGACCCTGACGGCATTCCGTGGGAACCTCTCAAGCCTGATACTTTAGCTCGCAAACAAGGCGGATCGATACTGGTCAAATCGGGGAAACTTCGAGATAGTTTTCAATACGATCTAACCGAGAAATCGCTGACAGTATCCTCTGGTTCCCCAGTGTTCGCAGCGCACGATCAAGGTGTTTTACCACAGCCAGAACGCCAGATTTTAGGGTTAAATGCTGAGGATAAAAACGAAATTGCTGGGTTGGTGCGAGGCTACGTCAAAGGGAGTCGGCGATGAGTAGCTTCTCTGACTACGAGAAGCTGATATCAGCGCAATTGCAGCCACTGCGGGCGGTATTAGCTAGCGGGAACATTCCCGTTGCTTCATTACCCAAGGAAGCCGCTAAGTTTACTCAGAAATACCCCGGTAGCTTGCGGGTGCTGGTTGGGCATTCTTACAGGGGGAAACAAGTTGTTACGGGAGGGCAAGAAAGAGAAATTGATGTAGCGGTATTTATCAGGCTTTCCGATCGTTACGATGACGATCCGCCAGAGACTCGCAATGCTGCGATCGACTGGGTTGAGGATGAAGTTGTGGGACTATTGTTAGGCTTTTTGTTGCCGACAGCAGCCACCGAATTAATCCTTGCTAGCGGGCGCTTATTGCCACCAGAAGAGGGTGAATGGCAGAAAGAAATTACTTTTAAGTTCTCGGATTCCTTGGAATATAGGAGGGAGGAAACACCAATTTTGTCACTTGCTGAAATCGTAGAAACTAAAGCAATAGTGGAGTGAAAAATGCGCTATTTGTATGTAGGAACTGTCATCGACACGCTTGATTTTAGCGGCAAAGAAATTTATCTTGTGCCACAAACAGAGGTAGATTTACCAGAGGAAATAGAGAATTATCTTTATTTCCAAAGATTGATTGCCAATGGAATATTAAAAGCGGTATCGCCCGCACCAGCACAGGAGGCTACTAAATAATGCCACTAGCGATAGGACTTCAATTTACTCAGGGTACGCCTATTTTGGCTACCGCCCCAAGCACCGGGGTAATTGCGATTGTAGGCACGGCTGCGATCGGCACAAAGGACACGCCATTTTTGATTAAAAACATGGCAGAGGCGATCGCCACATTTGGCTATCAAACTACAGGCGCAACCATTCCCGACGCATTAGCCCGCGCGTATACCAGCTACGGCCAGATTTTATTCGTAGGGGTGAATGTAGCCACGCCTGCGGTGGTGGCAGTGGCTGAAGCTGAGTATACTTTCGATTCTCAGGATCGCATCCAACTACCGCACAAACATATCAGTTTGGTAGTAGTAAAAAATCAAGCTGGCACGACTACTTACGTGGCGGATACTGATTACACTGTTGATTTAGTCAAGGGAATTGTACAGAGAAAAGGATCGACAATTCCAGCCGGAGCAATCGTTAAAATTGGCTATTCCCGCCCCGATTTTAGCGCCGTTACAGCCACGCAAATAGTTGGCGGGGTCAATGGTACAACGGGCAAACGCGAGGGCTTAGAGGCATTGATTGATGCTGAATTTGTAAGTCTAAGTCCGAGCAATATTACCGATATTATTTGCCCTAGTTATTCGCAAGTGCAAACTGTTGCTACAAAGATGGCTGAGCTAGCCACAAAGTTACGCGCTCAATATTACCTGGATGCACCTGCAACAGCTACCGTACAAAATGTGATCGAAGGGCGGACGGCAGGGGCTGCACCCGTGGCACATTTTGCCACCAAAGACGCTAATGCTATCCTCTGTTATCCCAATGTAATTATTGGCTCTGGAGTGTCAGCAAAAGAGGAATGGTATTCAATTCACGTAGCTTGTGCGCGGGCGATCGCTCCCGAATGGCAAGCGCCAACAAACCTAGAAGTGAGGGGTATAACTAGCTGGAAAACGGCGCTACTAACCTCTGCTAGTAATCCCTTGGCTGACAATAGCAGATTAGTAGAGAATGGCGTAGTTACCTACCTCAATCGCAGTGGACAAACCCCTGTAATTTGGGGTCATTTCAATGCTTCTTACAAGGAAGAAAACGCAGCTAAAAAAGGACTCGATCGTATTCATGTGATCCGAATAATTAATTCGGTTTATGATCAAGCTGAGAAAGAACTAGCTGGCTACATCGGTCGGCGACTTGGTATCAATTGGAATGCTGCAATTGCTGTAATTGAGGCTTCTGTTAGCCGAATTATCAGCGATAACGAAAGCATTGATTCAGGCAAGATTACCTACTTACCTTTAGCTTCCGATTTGCCCAACCGTAAGCTTGCTTTCAGGTTGGAGGTGAAGATTGCCGATGTTCTCGACATCATTATGCTCGATTTGGTCTTTGTAATTTAGGGATAACCAATGGCAAGAAGATTTATTTCAAGAGCCGAAATCTATTTAATTAATCCTGCTAGCATTGACCCCACAACTGGCAATTTTAGCAATGCAGCGCAAATCGGAACGCCGCTGTACGCAAGCTCGATCACGATACCTTTCAGTATGAAAACTGACGAGGTGGAATTTCTTGGAACAAACGGCACTTACGTTCAAGTGATGGGCGTTGAGGCGATCGAGATGGAAATGACCATCACAAATTGGTCGCTCGATTTTATCGACGCTATTATTGAGCGTGATGAAAACAATCGAGTGTTTAGCAAGAATGTATCATTCCTTATTCAAGGTACGCTACAAGAGCAAGGTAGTAGCCTAAGAGAGGATGTTGAGTTTATTGTGTTTGGTCAATTTATGGAAGGAGATATCTTCAATTTGGAAGCAGGATCGGCTCAATCAACCGATTACACTTTCTCGGTTGAGCAACTGAGCATTAAGTCACAAGGCAGATCGAACACTTACAATTTAGTCGGATAATATGAGCAAACCCGCCAAACAAGATTTACCCGCATTGTTTGCCTTACCTGAGCCTACAGCGCCAATTACGCCAGAGATTGACAATCTAGAAGAAGAGTTAATTGGTGAAGCCGTACTTAAGGATTTTGTACCTGGTATTATCTATTTTGATTATCAGGATATTCTCAATCAAAAAGTAGCCAAAGCAGAGGGGGAAGAAGGCAAGCGCAAAGCCATTTACAACGCTCAAGTTTGGCTGATGTGCCAAATGTATGAAGTAGTTGAGCCTGATGGAAAGGTGCGACCTTTGGGGCTGCAAGATATCTCGTTTATGGAGGGTGAAGACCTTGCCTTTCGGATAGCAGATATTATGTCGCTGACTCTAACTGTTAACTTTCTGGATGAGAAAAACAGTTTAGAAAGCAGTTTGTTATTTGAAATTACTGAGAAAGCGCAGCGGTTTAGAGTGCATAGATTGTCGGTAGAGAAAGGGGTAGAAATTCAGCAACAAAGTCAGAAAGACCCGACTGGGGTCAAATTGACTAAGTGGCTAATTACCGAGCGAATTACGCTTAACGACGAAAAGATAAAAGAGGAAGATTTTAAGGATAAATTAGACTTTCAAACTACTGTGTTGCTAGCGAGTAAAATCAATTTTTTGTTATCGCAATTCCAGCAAAAAGGGACATCATTCTCTTTACGAAGTACGCGGGTTGGGCGTACTCCGACATCAAAATGATGGATTGCTTGGAGTTTCAGTCGTGGGTGAGCGAGGTGGTGAAATTGATGCAGGAAGAAGCGGACGCTAGGCAATAAAAAACCCGCTGGTTAGGCGGGTTGTTGTTAGCAGCAAATGAACTAATTTAGTTCTAGCTGCAATTGAATTGCTACACCAAATCGGTTTTGCATTAACCGCCAAAAGTCAACCTGAGTCGTTGACATTTTTAGCAGCGTTAAAACCTCCGAAATATGAGCTTTCAACACCCGTTCATCAACCTCAGCGTCAAAGTGCTGGTAGTGCAGATTTTCGCGGTGTGCAGTGCCTGCAACGTAAGGATTGACCTCGTTCAGTCGCTCGGTCACACTGACGCCCAAAGACCCGTATACCGAACGCTTGATGAAGTTAGCCATCGGCATCCCTTGCCAGTGGTAGCCTGTTACGCGAGTTGCTTCTTTTTGCCAGTCTGGGCTGAAATGTTGGGGTCGTGTTTTGTCGGGAACCTCGCTGATGCGACTGGCTAAATAGCCTTGTCGCTGGGCTTGTTCAAACACAACGCCAAAACTGTCAGAGAAGATTTGGACTAGAGACAAGCCGATCAAAGCTCGGCTAATTGAGATTGCTTGGCTGTTGCCTAAGACCGTCAACTCAAACAACAATTTTTCAAGATCGATCAAGAATACGCAATTGATAAGCTGACGCTTACCTTCTATTCGCGCCTTGGATGCTTTAAAATCGTTACCCAGTAAGCGTCTTAAGTCTCTTGATGCAGTATTGTTGGATGCACTAAAACTTATTAGTTGATTCAACTGAGGCACTGCTACGCCGTAGCGTCCATCTTCAAACAACAGTCCCTCAAACTCGATCGCCCCAAAGCGCATGATCGCAACTTTTGCAGTTAAAATGTCCGTAGCCATGATTCAGCTTTCCTCTGAGTTGTGGTTAGCCACCTTGTTCAAGGGGGGCGCGGGCGGTTAAGTGGGCTGTTAGTCGCAGCCCTGTCCCGTAAATTATTGTACACCCAAAATGGCCGATACTCAGGTAACAATCCTAATTACCGCGATCGATGAAGCGTCCCAAGCATTCAAAAGCGTGCTTGACAATAGCGAATCGATGGCGAGCAAATTGTCAAAAACTGCCAACACCCTAGGCGAGTTAGGGGAAATAGCGACGGATTTTACCGAGCCGCTAGCCAAGGGATTAAAAGCCTCAAAATCTGCTGCGATCGACTTTGAATCGGGCATGGCAGAAGTGCGGAAGACCACCGGGTTAAGTGCCGCACAAACTGCCGAATTAGGCAATGAAATCAAGAAGCTGTCGAGGACAATTCCACTCACTACTGAGGAATTGACAAACATCGGTGTAGCAGCAGGACAGTCAGGAATAGCCATGAAGGATATTCCCAACTATGTAAAAGATATTTCTAAAGCTTCTGTTGCTCTTGCTGTCGATACAGACAAAGCAGGTTTGGCATTTGGTCGGCTGGCTAATATCTACGGAATGTCCACCAATGAAATACCCAAATTAGCAGCAGCAATCAATGTACTTGGAGACAGTTCAGTCGCATCAGAAAAGGAAATTTTAAACGTAATTATGCGGACGGCCGCACTCAGCAAGCAAGCCAATTTGACCGCTAAAGATAGCGCTGCTTTGGGTGCTTCGTTTGTGAGTTTGGGCATGGCTCCCAGTGTCGCAGCAACCGCAATTAACGCACTTTTGAGTAGAATGACCACTGCCGAAATTCAATCAGCGAAATTCCAGCAAGGACTTGCTATGATTGGGATGACGGGCAAAGAGTTGCAAAATATGACCTCTAAAGACGGCGCTCAGGCTATTTTCGCTCTAGGGGCTGCTGTTGACAAATTAGACCCGCAAGAAAGAGCCAAAGCAATCGGCTTAATGTTTGGCGCGGAACACTCCGATAACGTGGGGATATTCTTGGATCGGATGGACGTATTTAAGCAGTCTCTCGGAAGCGTTGCCAATGACCAATCTAACGTAAATAGATACAATGAAGTATTTGCGACGCAACTCGACACAACAGCGTCAAAAATGCAAATCCTTAATAATAGTTTTCAGGAATTAGCCATTGAAATAGGCACGGCATTGTTGCCTGCAATCAAAGCTTTTGCAGCATTTTTAACGCCAATTATCAACAAAGTAACTGAGTTTGCAGCCAAGCACCCCAACATCGTTCGACTGGGTTCTGCACTTGCTGGTTTGGCTATTTCTTTAGGGCCTCTGTTGTTTGGACTGTCGGCACTGGTAAAAGCTTGGAGTTTATTCAGCGCTGGCATCCCAATTGTTGCAGCACTAAGCAATAAATTCTTAGGTGTGGGCAATCCCATATCTAAGATGCTCAATTGGCTGGCAGGAACCAACCAAAGATTGCTGGGAATTGGCAAGGCTTCTGATGCAATTACCCCGCCGGATCTGATGGGCAAAATGGGTAAGTTACCCAAGATCGAGGAATGTTTGCCAGTTTGTATTTGCCCTAAGATTTGCGATGATTTTGAGGCAAAATTAAAGGCATTAGCAGCAAAGATTGAGTATTGTATTCCAATTTGTATTTGCCCTGAAATCTGTACGGAAGGCGGGAAATTGCCTGATATCAGCAAAAAACCGACTGCCGATACCAGTACGGGAGAACTGGCTAAAGCATTACCAAAACCAGAACCCGCACCAATAGCAGCAGCAACAGAGGTAAAAGCAGAACCGGAGAAAGTAGCAGAAAAAACAGCAGAGAAACAGGGGCTATCTTTACCACAAATAGCCATGTTAGTTGCTGCATTGGGTGCAACTGTTCTGGCGGTACAAAAGCTCACTGATAGCAACGCTGGATTAGGCGAGAAAGTAGTCAGCGCTGCAACTGCAATCGGTGCGGGAACGGCTGCGAAAGAAATGTTAAAGACCAAAACACCGCAAGAAGAGGCGACAGAACTAGCAGATATCCAACAGCAAGCAGCGCAGCAGCTAGGAGCAACGCAGTTAGAAATAGCGAACAAATTATCAACAACTCAACTGGCTAACGCGCAAGAATTAGCCAAACAAACGCAGGCAAATCAGCTAGCAGAAATAGCCACAGCGGATAAGATTGCTGCGGGTAAATTGCTCGCACAACAAGCCTCAAATCAATTAGCAACCCAACAACTGCAAACCCAACTAGCAGCGCAAAAAGCGGCTGCTGCAATTGAAACTGAGAAAGCGCGATTGATTGCCCAGCAGCAAGTCGCCGCCACTGCAACCCAGTCGATGATGCAGGCCGCCACCAAGTCTCACACCGCAGTAACTGATGTTGCAGGTGCTCAGCAAGTAGGAATGCAGCAGAATATTGCAGCCCAGCAAGTAGCCGCGACTCAGCTAAAATCCGACGCCGATCGCAGGCAGGCGCAGGAACAAGCGGCCCAAAAAGCGGCGATGGCTGCTGAGGAAAAGAGGCAGGAAGCGGCAAAAATTGCTGCTGAGAGAAAAGCGGAAGACGATCGAAATTTTGTACCGGTTGAAGATTCCGAAGGGCCGACACGATCGGAAATGCGATCGCAACCCGCTCAAAAATCTGGTGGCGGTATTGGCGGCTTTCTGAAAAATGCAGCTTTGCTTGGGGCTGGTGCTGTTGGATTGGGTGGTGTTGCTTATGCTGTTTCTAAAGTTGCAGGGGGTTTGGGCGGTGTTGTGGGCGGGTTGGTGAATGCAACTAAAGGTGTAGCTGGTGCTGTCAGCGGCGTAACAGGGGCAATTTCTAAAGGGAATGCTATAGCCAGAGGTGCGGGTGAGGTTGCGGGCGGGGCGATCGGTACAGGTGTTAGAGGAATCGGGGCCGCCAGTTCCGTAGCCAGAGGCGCGGGTGAGGTTGCAGGCAGTTCAATCGGCGGGGTAATCAAAAGCTACGGCGCGGTCATGGATGCAGCCAAAAATTCAGGCGCTGCCGTGGGACAGGCGATGGGTAGCGCTATAAAAGGTACTCAATCACTGAGTCAGGCCGCCAGTTCAGCAGGTAGCGGTATCGCCGGGGCATTTGGCAAGGCAGGGGCATCGATGGCTGGCAGTGCGGCAAAAGTTGGGGAAGCTGCTACGGGTGCGGTAGCGAATACTGCCTCAGCTTGGAGCCAAGTGCAAAAAGCAGCATCCGTAACAGGGACTGCAATGAAAGGTGCTAGCGGGGCGATCGGTAGTGTGCTCGCACCTGCAAAGACCGGGACGGCTGGTTTGCTTTCGGGATTGGGCAACTCGGTATCGGGAATAGCCAGCGGGGCAAAAGGGGCAATTTCCAGCGCGGTTGATGTTGCGAGCAAGTTTGCAGCATCGCCTGCAAGTAAACTGATTTTACCTGTGGCTACCAGTGCCGCCGGGGCTGCGGGTGCTGCACAAATAGCTGGTAGCACAGAGCCGCCCGCAACTCCCATGCCCAAAAATGAGATTGCCAAATTCACCAGGGCAAGTACGGCACCAGAAATTACACCTGCATCGGAATTAGCCAGTCAGTCGGCTGCGGTAGCTCAAAATAATATTGTTCCTCTGGTTAGATCGAGCAGAGAAAGCGGTAAAGCGATTGCTGGGGAATTAGCCAAAGGGATAGAGGAAAGCAAGCCGCAGGCAGAGTTAGCAGCCGCTGGATTGGCTCAATCAGTAAGTAGTTACCTGCCAAGATCGCCCGCAGAGAAAGGGCCGCTTTCAGATTTAGACCAAACTGGTTTTGGACTGACTCAGGAATTTATCAAAGGCATTGATGGCAGTGCGATTCAAAATAAGTTTGAAGAGGTGATGAATCCGCCGTCAAAATTTGCTGGCATGGATATGGGTGGCAGTGGTGGCAATAGTTCTAGCAATGCAGTGTATTCGCCTACTTACAATTTATCAGGCACACCACCTGAGAATTTTATCGCTGAGCTAGAGAAACACGACCGCAAGTTTGTTGAATGGTTGCAGCAGACTCAGGAGCGGTTCAATCGGGGGAGGTATTAGGCAGCAAAAAACCGCCCGGAGGCGGTGTTTTTAACAGTGGTGACAATTTGTCACTACTGTTAATTTAAATCGAGTTCAATTTGAATCGCTTCACCAAAGCGATTTTGCATCAACTGCCAAAACTGAAATTCAGAGAAAGACACTTTCAAAAGCGTTCCAATTTCGTCAATATGACGCTGCAACAAAGCTTCATCGATATCCGGTACAAAGTGTTCGTAGTGGTAGTTTTCGCGGTGGCGTCCGTCAACAATTGGGTTGACTTGGTTGAGGCGATCGGTGCAAGGTTTGCCAAAGAAGTTATACACGGAGCGGCGGATAAAATTAGCCATCGGGTAGCCTTGCCAGTTGTAGCCAGTCACCCGACAAGCATGAGTTTGCCAGTCTTTATTGAAGTGGATAGGACGGGTTTTATCGGCAGTTTCGCTGATGATGCGATCGATTGTGCTGCGAGCAATTTGGGATGATTGGTATTGCTCAGGTAGCCAGCCGGTCACAGCTTGGATGTAGCTGGTTAGACCGATAACCCCGGTAAGCTGATCTATTTCTTGCGCTTGCTCAGAACCAGAATAAGCGTAGTGCTTGATAACTGCTGAGCAAAAACTAGCGTTATAGACGATCGCACCTGCGCCACGCTTTCCAGTCTTGACAATTTCAGTAACCAATTTTAAATCTTTACCTACAAAGGATTGCAGCCATTTTGAAGGTGATTTGGTAATCAATTGTTTTTCAAGCTTCAGTATTGCTGGATTTGTTACTCCACAAGCCCGTGCTAGCCCGCGTTGGCTCATGCCTGATTCACCCGTGGCTACTAGCGTGTAGTATTCAACGCCGTCGCGGTTAACTCGCAAAATGTTATTATTCATGTGTTGACCTGCTGATTAGGTTGACCGCGCCGCTGGATCGTAAGTCCGAGCGGCACTTTCTAATATTCTAGCACCCCCCTGACAAACCCGGCTACCCCTGCTAGTATCAATTCAAGCGCTGGTTAAACCCCTATCAGGGATTGAAACGAACTCTAAAGCTGTGCTTTGAATTCTATTTATTCTTTAAAATAAATTCCTATTAGGGATTGAAACAAATAAAAACTACAACTTAAAACCCCTTCATTGACAGGGGCTTTATCCTATGCGAGCATAAAACCACTCTCACATTTGACTATGTTCGGAAGCTTTGGCTCAATCCCTATCAAGAAAGCCACGATGCTCAATAGATCGCGGTTTTTCCCTGTGGCTGAGGCTGATGTTGCTTTGGGCCTGCCTTCGCTACAAGTGGTAAGTCGAAAATTGGAAGATATCGAATTAGCACTGAGTTTTTTTGGCGCAAGCACTGCCGATGATGTTGTGGCGTGGCAGAGAGTAGCCAGTAGCAGGGAGCCTGCTGTGTTCGTAATTGGGGGCAAACCACAGGGCAGATGGATTGTCACGGCGCTGACAGAAGAGATTAATCATGCAATCGGCGATCGCATAGTTGCCCAAAGGTTGCGTGTCACCTTCAAGGAAGAGGGCGCATTTTTGTGGGCGGGGAATTACAGCCCTTACGAGCCTCCACCTGTTGCGCGTCGGCAGGCTGAGCAAGGTCTGGGTGGTTTACTAGATGGATTAAAGGGATGGTTGGGATGATAACTTTTACCACTAGAGCGAACGATCGGTGGGATTTGATAGCCGGCGACTTGTGGCAGTTGCCAGAATTGGGGTGGGCAATTGCTGAGGCTAACCCCGATATTGCCGACAGCCTTGTCCTGAGAGCCGGGATAAGTCTTATTCTGCCAGAATTGCGATCGCTAAGGCGGCCGCTAACTGCGGCTAATCCAGCGCGCGAGGATGATGGCGAGTTTCAGCAACTACCGCCACAACCACCGTCGCCGATCGTGCCTCCTAGTGGAGGGGGCGGATCGGTAGTGTTCCCAATTACCATTGCTCAGGGTGGTACGGGCGGGGTCACGGCTCAGGAAGCTTTGCAAAATCTGGGAGCGGTAGCCTTAGCCAGCGTGGGAGCGGTTGGGGGGATTGCGGGGCTTGATGGCAGTGGCAAGGTGTCAGCGGCTAATTTGCCCCCGTTTCAATCGCCACTTACCTTCCCGATTGCTGTTAATCAAGGTGGTACGGGAGCCAACACGGCAGCAGCAGCAAGAGCGAATTTGGGGGCGATCGCGCTGAGTGATGTTCCGGCGTCAATTCCACCAAGCGCGATCGGGGTTTCTGTAGCTCCTTTGGTTAGCGGCTTGGTTCCTGTTAGCAACTTGCCGCTTTATCCAACACTTTCAAGTTTAGGGGGGATTCCACTTACTCAAAAAGGAGCTGTAAATGGTGTTGCACCGCTTGATTTTAATAGTCTTGTTCCTTCTCTCAATCTTCCCCCATACCCCACACTTGCTAGTTTGGGTGCTTTGGCTGCTAGCAGTCGGGGTGCTGCTAATGGAGTAGCTCCTTTGAGTGCTGATGCGCTTGTCCCCGTAGCTAATCTTCCCCAATACCCCACACTAGCCAGCTTGGGCGCGGCTTCTTTGAGCGCCAATCAAACTTTTAGCGGTCTAAATAAATTTAGTGGTGTCTTTTCAGTCACAGGTTCGACCACAAATTTAATAGATTTAAATGTGGGAGCAATAGCCAATGCCTATTATTGGTTCAATCCTACAAATACAGCAAATGTAGGTCAAAGATTGTCCGATATCGTCAAAATTTCTAATGGAAATTTAGTCCTACGCCATCTTACCGACAACTATTCTGCTGTTACTTTTCAGTGGCAATTTACCGCTTCGGGCAATCTTATTTGTCCCGGCATGGTACAAGCTGCAAGCTTTGCGTCAAATCCTACTGGCGCATCCTTTATCCCTGGTGGCTTCTATTACAATACTACTTTGGGTTGCTTAGTGTATTCGGGCGCGGGCCCGGCAGGATCGCCATCTGCGGGGACTATTAGCTGGCGCAGAATGGACACTAATGCAATTGTTACATAAATATGTTAAAGCCATCCCTTCGTATATTTCTAGAGCAAGCTGATATCAGCGCAGACATACTGCCTGATATCATTGATTGCGAGTACAACAACGAGGGAGATAACGCATCGACTTTGAGGCTAATTGTGCGCTCATCACCACGGTTATTTAACAGCGATTGGATGCCCCGCCCGTTTCAATACATTAAGTGTCAGTTCTATTATAAAGGTAATTCAAATGTTTTGAATGCAGGTAACTTTCAAGTTGAGTCAGTCCGTGAAAAAGTAGGAAATAGCTACGATGTAATTGAAATTACAGCTATCTCTGTTCCCATAAAAGGGCGGATTTATGAACGCAAAAATTTAAGTTTTAACGGCGTACTGTTAGAAACAATCCTTAGAGACAAAGCGATTGGATTGCAGTTAAATCCTAAAATACAAATACCAGAGTTGTTTGTAAATGTCAAACAACAAGAACAATCAGACCTTGAATTCTTACGAATGATTGCGGGTAGTTGGGGCTTCAATTTCACAATTGACAACGGCACTTTAGTAATGGCAGGTGATGCGTATTTCCGCACCATTCCACCAATACTTACCATGTCTCGCAGCGAGTACAGATCGCTTGACATCGAGCATTCTGGCTACAACACCTACGCTGATTGTGAAGTGAGTTACACTTGGCTAGGGGAGGACAAAAGCCTCACGGTGAAAGATTGGGCGGTATTTACTGACAATTTAGTATCGCTACGATCAAGCCGTAGATTAAGGCACGAGATGAAGTTTCCGGTAGTGTCGCCGTACCACGCAGCCTATGCGGGAGTAGAGCAATTAATTAAGAAAAATAACGGACAAATCCAAGGCACAATGGAGGCAATCGGACGCCCTGAATTAGTCGCATTTAATAATATTCAGCTATTAGGCAATCGATTTAACGGCAAGTATCAAATCTTGAAGGCTACCCATCGATTTAATAGTGATGGCTGGAAATGTAGCTGCAATCTGAAGTGGATACCTGTGAGGGCGGGTGATGTGCAATTTACGTGGTACGATCTATTGGAGATAGCCAGAGGCTCAATTGGAGGCTTTGGCATTGATATTCCTGGTATCCCCGGTATTTGACATGAAATATTTTTTTGATACTGAATTTATAGAGTTAGCTGAAAAAAAAACAATCGATTTGATATCGATTGGGATTGTCGCTGAAGACGGACGCACTTATTATGCGATAAGTGAAGAGTTTGACGCAAGCGCTGCATCTAATTGGGTCAAGGAAAATGTATTAATTAAATTGCCACCGCATCCTAACTCTTTTAATCCCACAGAAGCGTCGCCTCGGTTGGTGCCGGAAT